GGTCAGTTAAAAGCTGACTTTCTGGTTGGCCAGCGCATGATTGAGCGACTGGAAGCTGATAAGCAGTTCATGGATTACTATGTCGGTCAGAAAGAGGTTGCTGTCACAGGCGAAATCGGAGGCGTGGAATTTAAAGGCAAGATTGACTGCCTCAATGTTGAAAAGGGCTATTTCGTAGACATTAAGACCACAAAATCAGACATTGACAGCATGGTCTGGGTTCAGGATGAAGCAAGCGGACGAAATATTCAAGTCCGCTGGTTCGAAGCTTGGGGATATGTCCTTCAGATGGCGGCTTATAAGAAAATGCTGAAAGAGCAGTATGGCAAGGAGTTTACCCCTGTTATCTATGCCGTGACTAAAGAATCTACTCCTGATACCCGAGCGATTGTTTTTCAATCTCAGGAAAAACTTGATTACGAGTTATCTGAGTTATCTATGCTTATAAAGCATCTTGACGATGTAAAAAAAGGGAAAGAAGAGGCGAAGCCATGCGGTCATTGTGAATACTGCAAAACGAAAGCGTTGAGTCAACGTGTGGAGGTAATCTGATGATTCATCTCTACGAAAATCATCTCGGTGGCTGGTACACGTTGGGTCACTATGAAGAGCCAGATTACTGCGAGACGTGTAGAGAGTTCGATGAGTATATTGGAGCATTTCGTAGCTTGGAAGATGTTGCGCTGAAGTTGATGAAAGAAAATGCTTCAGACGAAGAAATCCAGCGAGTAACTGGACTTAAAGTGATTGTTAAATTTGAAAAAGTGAGGAAAGAGAATGATTAAAACAGTATTTTTATCATGCGACTACCCATCTGACGAGGCGATTGATGATCAAATAAACAGCTGGTTTGAAGAGAATCCAGACATTGAGTTGATTGACATCAAATTTCAATCAAACGTATCTGCCGTTGCCGACAGTGGAGTCAGCGCTGAATATTGGCATACATCAGCATTGATTATTTACAAAGTTCCCTCAGAGAACAATATAAGAAGTATCAAATCAAAAGAAAAGATAAAAAAATAACCAAAACCAACTATTTCCATTTTGGAAACAACTCAAAAACCAACAAGCCGTGCATTCTTGTAAAACTGCGAACTAGAAAGCGTCAAAAACGGTCATGTGACCTTGGACGAGCGACTGCCCGTATTTAGCCAATTCTCACAAAGGTAGTCGCATTTTTTTGAAACGATATGAATGAAATTAAAGAAAAAGCCTTGGCCAAAATGCTGGAGGAAATGAAGAAAGACCATGGTCCAGCTGAAGATGCAATACACAATTGGATTTGTGATCAAGAAGACGAAAAGCTTTTCGAAGGAGTTTTGAGTGATAAGAAATCTATTAGAGAAGCTTTGAACTATTGCGCTAGCCAGGCTAAGAACTTTAAGTCAGGAACTTGTGCGATGGTAGATGACTCTACCGTATTCGGTTGGGTCTATAAGTACTTTACTGGTAAAACCAAAAAGGTTGAGGCAATCCATGCGACTGTAGTAGTCGGCCAACAACCTGAAAAACCAAAATCTAAAAAAGTTAAAAAACAGAAAAATGTTATTGACGGTCAGCTCGATTTATTCGGAGAATTAGCATGACAAAAAATCAAAAAATAATTGCCGGACGTTTGAAACCGCCCCAAAAATTCTTTGACTGGTGCTATTCGCAGATCCCGACCATCAAATGGTCTAACAAATCTCAAACTATTAAGAGCGATCGGACAGGTTGTAGAGTTATCGAAAAACGTCTGACAAAATCGAGCAGATTAGACTTTTACGACAAATTCTACAGTTTCGCAATTATTCTTGTGACGTGCAAACGGATTGAAATCCAATCTTACGGATTCTGGTCGCGATACACGAACGGCAAGCAATCTATTAGGAGGCAACTTACAAACTTTGAGCAGATGAGCGACAATCAAGTTACACAACTGACTGAAAGATGCGGAGTCTACGCTCCTGGGCTTACTCCTAACTTCACAGGCCAAGGAGCATATTCAGGAACAATATTTTTTGAAAACAATTGGGAGAATAAGATTCGAGAAATTTCCGAATTGAAGTACTTGGAATTTCCTCGTGGGTTGGGCTACTATCATTTGCCACACATGTATAAATACCGCTCTGAAATCGAGTTTCTTCAGAAAATAAATGCCTGGAGAATGGCTACGGATCTCGCTTATGATGTTACTGAATATGATGGATGGCATGTGAGAAAAGCGGTTGATTGCCGTGTCGTAACAAAGAAATGGCTTCATGAAAATAAGCGATTTTTCAAAAATACAGACAGGTCCTTCAGAGATTATGAGCTAGAACGTCGCATCAAATTGCGAGGTGGCACACTTGTTCCTGGTATTGAAAAAGTCCTGACTTATCAAGACATCAACAAAATTCCCAAAGCTGCCAAAATGAACAGATTCCAGAATTGGTTCTTAAAAAATAAAGTTAATTTTGACTACTATGTAGACTATATCAGCATGTTGAACGAGCTTGATATACCCATTGATACCGACAATCTCATCATGCCGAAAGATTTAGTCAAAGCGCATGATAATGCGGTTAAGCTGCTCATACAGCACAAGAGCGAGATTGAACAGCGCAAGTTCGAGAAGCGTCTGAAATCTTTGGCCAAATACGAGAAAGCGGTAGGCCAGTATCTCTTTAAACCGGCCTATAATTCCGGAGAATTGATTTTGGAAGGGAAGGCATTGTCTCATTGTGTTGGTAGTGCTAGGTATACTCAAGATCATGCAAACGGCAAAACAACAATCATATTTGTTAGGCCAAAAGATGAACCAAACAAGCCGTTTTTTACTTTGGAATACAAGGATGGCCGAATTGTTCAAATTAGGGGGAAACACAATTTATCAGCTCCTGAAGAAATCCGCCAAGCTGCAGATAAATGGCTATTAGAAATCAACAAAAATACAAAACACGCATAAAGGAGAAACAACATGATAACTAAAATCAATGTCCCAAAAACATCAATCGTAATCGAGATTGAAAATAAAGAAATCAAAATTGAGAATATGATTGGCTATGATATGAAGATGGTTTTTAGAAACCAGGATGCAGAACCGTCTTTAGATGAAAATGGGGACGTTTTTGAGCCTCTTTACTGGCTAGACATTAAGGCCAAACCTGAGGAGGACGTAGAATACCATACAAGTTTAGGAGTGAAGAAAGAAAAAAGAAAACTAGCTGAGCTACAAATATTCTTTGAATATATCGAGGCTAACAAACAAAATCTTTTTGATCTCTGTGGAATCAAGGGAGAACTGCAATGAAATCTCTGACATTATCGTTAGACATTTCAACTACTGCGACAGGATGGGCCGTATTTTACGGCTCTGACCTTGTCCAGAGTGGTGTCTTAAAACATAAAAGCAAATCGTTCTTTGAACGTGGGCGCTTCATGGCTAGCGAATTGCGAGCCATTCAATCAAGGGCGCTCCAGAAGTACGACTGCCATTTTGAATCGATTGTGGTCGAGAAGAACTCGGTCATGGGGCCAAATCAGCAGTCCATGATCAGTATTGGAATTGTGACAGGTATAATTCTTGGCCGATTGATTGCTGACAATGTGTACTTCGTGAACGTGTCGACCTGGCGCAAGTACTGGAAGTTTAGTTACAAGGACCGAAGTAAAAAATCAATGAAGCTACAGGCCGTTGCTAAGGTGTCTGATGAATTCGACCTGAACGTCAAAGACGATGAAGCTGATGCTATCCTGATTGGTTCATATTTTGTAAACCATGGATACGAATTTGGAAGTCTGGAAAGTCACAAGGTGAGTTAAGGAGTTGGAAGATGAATAAGCAGGAATTGATTAATGTCCCACGGATTGTGTTCCCTGTCGGAACAGAGGTTTTAATAAAAGGGAAGATAGTCGGCTTAAATGTGCTTGATGACAGGTTTGTTGAGAACGTTGTTAAACTTGCCTACGGCGAACAAATTATTGCTCCAAACGATGCGATTTATGTCAAGGACGAACCAGAAACAGGTCACGCAGACGAAGCTCCACGCTATCTCAAGAACATACTAGCTCGATTACGAGAATTGCCATTGCATAACAGAGAGGTTTGGTTGAAAGTTATCATGAGTGAATTTAAACAGGATTTTAGTCATGCAAAATGGCGTGAGGGGTACGAACAAGGAAAACTTGAAGGCATGGTTGAACGTGAAAAAGTCAAAGTACCGCAGTGTGTGGCAGATTGGATTGAAGTGGCGAAACCTGTCTACTCTTTATCTGGTGGTATGACGTATGGAGGTCCGGGAGTTAATAAGTGGTTAGAAAATGAGGATAACCAAAGAACATTTGCTCTAGCATGGTTTGACGGCTACGAGGTCGAGGAAGAAAAGCGGTATCTGGTGAAAGTAAAAGGTGTGGTAGGAGCTTATCTTAATTATGATAATATCAATGAATTGTGGAATTTTAATAGAAAGCAAGATGGCTTAGCGGTTCATTCATATCACACCCGCAAACAACTAGAAGACGCAAATTTCGGCTGGGTATTCGATTGTGAAGGGATTGAGATTGAGGAGGTTGAATAAATGGCAAAATTTATTCAAATCCAATCTTGTTACAGAGGGATTGTCGAAAACGAACTCATCAATATAGAAGATATTAGTCGCATCTGTCTAGGTCCTAACATCTTATTTCTACGAACACCTTACAGTGCCGGAGAGCGTCATATTTCTATCACTAAAGATTCGGTAGATAAATTATTGAAGGAGTTGGATATTGTTGGGGAGGTGGAGTGATGGCATTGACGCTTGAAAGTAGTATTACTGAACTTATTCTTGAAATTGGTAATATTTTAAACTCTCCTGATAACAATACAACAACTTTCGCACTTGAAATTCCAAATCAATCTTTCTTTCTAGAAATAAATGTAAAACCAAAGAAAAAGGAAAAAGAGGTAATGAATCCATATGTTGTGAAAAAAATTATGAGAGATGAAAACTCTGTTTTCGATAAAGACAATAATTACCACAAACAGAAGGAAAAAGAAAGACATAACCCAGTCTTTAAACGGAAGAATTCAAAAAAGTAAGGAGGTCACATATTGAAACGATTCATAGCTATCTGGATATTATTGTCTGCCGGATTAAATATCTGGCAGATGGATAAGATTGCAGAGTTAGAGAAAAAGCGCCCGATGGTTATCTATAAGGCTGATAACGCAGGCGCTGAGATATTTGGGCGTGTCCTTGAAAAAGGACGGCATGGCAAGCTATACACGCTTACCATTCGTAATTACGGGGTGTTCGTGGTTGCGAAGGACGT